AACTTTATATGCTACATAGGGGCGTTCATGAGCCCCTTTTAATTTCTCAATTAATTTCATTTCTACCTCCAAGAAAGGACAACAATATGTATGTATTTGTATTAGACGAGAACGGCATCCGCCAAACCTCTTATGTAGTTGGTGTTCATGCTGATACGCTTGAAGAAACAGAACAATTAGCCAAACAATCATATCCTACTGCTAATATCGTAACAGGGGATAGTGAAATGCAAGCACAATTCACAAGCGGTAAAGCGTATGTAAATGGTGAGTTCGTTGATATTCCAGTAACGGAATATGAACCGACAAAAGCGGAACGCATTGCACAAATTCGTAAGTACTATGACGAACGATTTGCAACGCTAGACCAAGCGTTACTACGTAGACGTTTGGCTAATGTGCCATATGATGATTTACAAGCACAATTTAAGAAACTAAATGACGAAATGGTAGCCAAGATTAAGGAGGTCAAATAATGGATAACTACGAAATCAAATCAGATGTACCAGTGATGCACTTTTGTGAATACTGCTGGGCAACTTTGAATGAGGACGGCACATGTCCGACAGAAGGATGTGTGCACAATGATTTAATGGCTTTAGATGAAGAAGAACCATAAGGGCATGGGGGAGTGAATGGATATTCTTAATGATATTTTAATCATGCTCATAAGTGGGGTATCGCATGAACATTTAGTTAGTATGGGAGTAGTGATTATTCTAACTACTACATTGTTATTCGTGGATACTATACAACGAATTGCTGCAGAAGTATTGCGGTATAACAAGGATAATCACAGGCCTAATAATCCTATTACTCTACTAACAACATTGACATGGTACGGATGGGGAAAAGGTAGGTATATTGATGAAAACACAGGTGAACGGCGTAGATATTTAATGAGTGAACGGCTTAGAGGGGATTTGCTTAAAAAGCTATGTGTACAGTACCCAGCATGGATGATACTATCCATAGTATTTATTTCATTACCTGATATTCCAATACCAAACACCGATTTATTCTTAGACCATATATTCTCTTATGCATTTATGTTGATACCATTCTTCGCCGAGTGTTGGTCTATAATTGAAAACCTACGTGAAATGGTTGAAGATGATCTAATCGATATAGGAAAAATATTTAAATATACGATTGAAATCATAAAAGCATGGAGGGGTAATGGATAAGTCAGCTATAATTAACCACATAAAAAAATCATATCAATCTGTGAGGGTGGCCAACTTCCACCCTACAGGTGTTCTTGCTACAAGGGTACTAGTACTAACAATGCTAGTACCTATTTTATTAGTGGTGGTTGAGTACATTATGGTGTTCATTCAAGGATATGTTTCTGATGATATGAACAAACTGATTAATGTAGGGATAAATATCATAGATCATATTTTTATCCCATCAGTATTAACTGCATTAGTTGGTTTCCTTGCACTATGGATTGATAAAGACGGAAATGGTATTCCTGACAAATTGGAAGAACAGCCTAAATTACCACCATTACAAAACATGACAGAAAGGAGTGATAAGAATGAGAAAAGGGTTTGATATTTCAGCATGGCAAGAGAACGAAAACGGAACACCTTATTATGATGAGTGCCACATGCAGCAAGCCAAAGAAGAAGGCAATGAATTCGTAATCATTAAATTAGGTGAAAACTATAACGTTGATGAATTCTTTGAGCAACATATAACTGCAGCATTAAATGCAGGTCTTGAAGTTGGGGTATATTATTTCAGCCATGCATATGATGAGGCAACTGCAGTACAAGAAGCGGAATGGGTAATTAACACGCTCAATAGTTATGGATATACTGACTATCATTTACAAGCTGGTATTTGGTATGACTATGAAGAACACCGCCAATTACGTAACATGATTAATGCTGGTGCTTTAACAAGCCAAGGAATGACTAATTGTATTAGTCGCTTTGTAAATACATTGTGGAGTGCAGGATTTCAAAATGTAGGTGTGTATAGTGGATATTCCTTATTGTGGGATGAAACATATGCATATAGTCAAATGCCAAGCGTTCCTGTATGGTGTGCACAATATGATTCGCAATGTGATTATCCGAATATCAGAATATGGCAATATAGTGATTGCGGAATGGTAGCTGACAAAGACGTTGATGTCAACTATATGTATGATTAGGAGGAAGTATGAATGACAAAATCAAAAACTTTATTCACGCTCATTATTTGTATTGTCCTTTGTATCATTGCCTGTATATGGTTCTACGCCGACAGAGCAAGTAATATTGACACGACAGGAATACAACGAGCTACTGATGAAGTTCGAAACGCTCAACAATACAATCAACGAGCAGTTGAAGATAATAGACGAGTTAGAACAGCAATTGAACGTAGCACAGATGTCAACGAGCGAATCGAAACAAGAATTAATAGAATCGATGAACTTAATAAAAGAACAGAAGGAGCAATTACTAATAGCCAAGAGCACATTAGAGCAGCAAGAGAAAACGCTATCAATGCAAAACGAATCATTGGCGAAGGTGAACGCATACTTAGAAATGCAGATGAGAGAACTCAAAAGAATCAAGATGCAACAAAGGAACAGTAAGATATTAAATATATTATTGGGAGGAACAGTTGTTTATTTAGTTGCAAAAAATTGAGGTGATCCATATATCTCCATAGCGTGTAATGGTGGATACACGCAACTATCAACTATTAGTTGTCAGTTGAGTAGTAAAGCAATTGTTTATAACTGAATAGCATAATAAATAGCCTATTAGCTTAGAATAACATCTAGGTTGATAGGCTGTTTTTATTTGTATTATGAAAGTTTAAAAATTGTTTATTTGACTTATGTAGCTACATAAATTATATTATAAATGTAGCAACAAAAGTGAGGTGATGAAATGAGTGCTGCAAAAATGGGTAGACCTACGAATAATCCCAAAGATACAATGTTACGCATAAGAGTTGATAAAGATACTTTAATGATGTTGGATGAATGTGCAAAAGCTAATGATACAACTCGTTCTGATGCGGTTAGATTGTCTATAAGGTCTATGTATAATAAAATAAAAAAATAGAGTAGTGTACCTCTGGAAAAGTTTCACTACCCTATTTGACGGGAGAACAATGTTCTCTATGAAATATTATATCATGAGTGCATTGTTCCTTTAAAGACTAAGGAGCTAAAATCATGAAACAATTAGTAGTTATTCAAAATAATCAAATCGTAGTATCCAGTAAAGATATAGCAGAGCATTTTGGAAAACAACATAAACATGTATTAGAAATTATTAGAGAAATTTTAGTAGCCGAAAATTAGGCCACTAAATTTTTCAAAGAAACATCTAGTGTTTATCGTGGACAAGAATTTCCATTTTATTTAATGAATCGTGATGGCTTTTCACTACTTGCCATGGGCTTTACAGGAAAGAAAGCATTACAATGGAAGTTAAAATATATTGAAGCTTTCAATGAAATGGAAGAAACATTAAAACAAGGCTATTTAGAAGAGCCTGTAAACCAAAGTGAACTACATTGTAAGACATATAAAGGTGTACCTGTTATAACCATTGGTGATTTTGCAGAAATAGTAAAAAGAAATAGAACAAGCATTCTATGGCATTTAAAAGATAAAGGCTTGCCATATCAAATGTTAGAAAAGGAAGAAGTAACTGCTTATAAGCATGAAAATAATATTCCTATGCATAGTGCTGTTTCACGATTAATTGTATTCACAGAACCTACAGCATATAAACTAACTTGTATTATGTACAATAATGTAGATCCTATTAATTTAGAAATTGCTAAATACTTTAATAGACAACCTGTAGCACCAGTTAAGTCTGTAGTACCAATTGAAGAAAAAATAGGCATTGATTATGATAGTGTGAAAGAGTACATAGAGGAAATGGAAACAAACATATCTCTAATAAGAGGGATGGTGAAACATTTAACAGAGTTTAAACGTACAAGAGAAGAACACAAGTATCAAATGAAACTAATCCGTGAAATAGGATTCAATATATTTGATGGTACAGGGGACTTAGAAAAAGTGGTTAATACTTGCATTCAATAAAAGAAAAATAACGGTTGCCCCTTATTTGTGGAATGGCAGACACGCCATCTTGAGGGGGTGGTGAGCGTACGCTCGTGAGGGTTCAAGTCCCTCCAACCGCACCAAATATAAGGACCTACAGTGAACTGTAGGTCCTTCTTTTATATCTGTATGAGCAGAGTTTTATGGGAGAGATATGATTAAAAAAAGTATTGCCTTATGCATGCTTTCACTAGCATTGTCTTGTCAATCTAGTTTGGCTGTATCAGTAGAAAATCAAAGTCAGACGTCAAGTATTACAATCAAAAGTAATATAAAATCTGAAGATTCTTTAAAGTCAGAGTTTGTTGAAGTTATTCCTGGTGCTTTTAAAAGAGTCGGGACGGGCAATTCAAAAACACCAAGAAAGCTTTCAGCAGAAGAAATTGAGTTATTGAAAGCACAAAGTCAGAAACGAGCTAAACAACGATTATTAGAACTACAAAAGTCAGATATGAAGGTGGAGTATCAAATTTTTGATCTCCTTTATAATGATCGGGATGAAAAGGCACTCAAACAAATTACGCGCTATAATACGTTAGAAACAAATAAGCAAGGCTATGGATATGGCAGTAGAGATAAACCATTACGTATCGTAAGTCCTTATATGAGAAAAAATGGACACGGGGAAATTAAATTAACGAATCCAGTTAATATTCCATCCTACAGAACGCGTGCAGATAAGAATAAAGCAAGTGATAAAGAATTCAAAGCCTTTCTAGAAAAGAATAAAGGGAAATCCTATGATCTGTATACGGCTAGAACTAAAGAGGAGATAAAAGAATCAATAGAGGCATTTTTTAAGCCCATAGAGTTAATTGAGTATCCTGTTAATAATCCTAAGGATTATAAGCTAGTTGCTACGATTTCAGGGTTTCCTAAACAAATACCTAGCTTTGCAAAGAATATTCATCTACATAGTAATCCCCCATTCTTACAAGGCGGTTCATATGTACAACTGGCTTTTGGTGGTACACCAGATCAATTGAAGCCTTACATTGAGGAGGCACGGATTGATTCTAAAGTTGTCATTTCGAAATCTGATCTATCCAATGTATATGTAAAAAACTATGTTGATTCAAATATGGAATATGCAGATACTTTGAAAACCTTAATGCCTACATCGATAGTTATTGTAGAAAATACAACAGTACCTATGGGCAAATATGTACAAAATCAAGTGGATAATCCTATTGAGAAATCTGTTGATGAAATGTATGCATTACAGAATCAAGTGTTGGCTGAATTTAATAAGATTAAGATTGATGGTGAGGATAGCGACGCTAAGTATAAACGTTATGTAGAAACGCGCAAGAGAGTAGAGGCTGAGCGAGATACATTAAAACCTAAACCGACGGATACGGTAGGTTTAGGTAAGAAGAAATATCCTATTTATACAGAGTTGGAGAATCGAAAACTACAGAAACAATATTTACATAGATTGTCTTTTAATGAAGACTCGGTAGAAATACCTGATGATTATGTAATATATTTATTTGATTTTGGTGGTAATTGGAATCATCCATATGCGTTGGGCGCAGCGGTGAGCCCTGAGAAAAATTATATTATTTATTTTTGTCAACGCGGTTAATTGTAGATTTAATATTGTAATTAGCTGATTTAATCTTTTTATAAATGACAATTATTAAACTAAAAATAAATTATTGACATAAATTATTTTAAAATATAAAATAATTGTAGACATACTGGCGTGTCATAAAGGGACTTAGAGAACCTAGCCAGATTTAATATGATATAGTTCGAGAGATCTATATACAACTAAAGACATGTTGCTGAGAGAGACGAGAGACTAGTAACATGTCTTTTTTGTATGCTTAAAAAGGTTTATCATACAACTAGTTATAAAAATTACTTCATGAATCATTTAGTTAATTGATAAATATAATTAAAAATAAATAAAATATTGACATTAGAATTATAAATAGATATATTGATGGTGATATTCATTTTCATAAATAGAGATAGAGAAAATGATATAACAACTATAGTGTGAGAGCTTTAGGAGGGAACTTTCAAATGAATAAGGTCTATCGAGTTATTTTTAATGTCAAAAAAGGTTGCTATACTGTTGTAAAGGTCGTGCAGCTACAGAAGAACAATTAAGTGCTGTACGTAAAGAAATGAAGAATAGCGGTACAGTTGTTAATCAACAAATTACGAATATCGACAATCGTGTTAATACGGTAGAAAGTAAAATTAATACTGTTCAATCTCAAGTGTCCACGTTAACGGAACGAGCAGACAAAACTGATGCACGAATTCAAACTGTAGAACAATCTGTACAATCCGTAGATTCCAAGGTGACAAAGGTTGATGCTTGTGTTACGAATGTTGAAACAAAGATAAGCACAATTGATACAAATGTTTCAAATCTTGGTAAAGAGGTAAAAGTAAATACAGAAATATTAACGTCACATACAACTGCTGCAAATAATCGTTTTGCTAGTATTGAAAGTAATATCAATACACTAGATCAACGTGTTGGCTCTGTAGAAACAGGTATATCCTCTGTTAACCAACGAGTGTCTAATCTTGATAGTCGCATTAATAAGGTTGGTGCAGGTGCAGCCGCACTAGCTGCTTTGCATCCTGTTAGTGGAGATGGTACTAAATTCGGTGTGGCTGCTGGTGTTGGTATCTATAATGGTCAAAAGGCAGTGGCAATAGGCGGTTCTTATAACCCTAATGACATGACCACAATTAGTGTTGGTGGCGCTGTAGGAAATGGCGAAAATATGATTAACGCTGGAGTATCCGTTAAAGTGGGAGCGGGTAATGCTATGAGTAAGGCACAAATGAATAGTCAAATTAGAACCTTACAAGCAGAAAATAATGCATTAAAAGCTAAGGATGCTACACAAGACACTCAATTACAAGAACTTCGTGCAGAAATTGCTGCATTAAAAGCAAGCATGACAAAATAA